GGCTGCTTTTTTTGCTGCTGCTTCTGCGGCGGCTGCGTCGTAAGCTGGAGCTGTGTCTTGTACGGCTGGGGCTGCTTGTGATGCTGGTGCGGCTACTGGGTCTCCTGCATAATTATAATACTTGCCATTAAAGTACTGTACAGCAGCTTTAGGGTCTTGTTTTGATATTCTATCGTTTACAGATTTAGTATTAGAGTTTGGACCACCTCTGACTTTGTAGTTACCACTACCAGCCCTAGCTGGTTGGGTATAGATTCCGTTGTTTCCTGCTACCTGGTTAAGTGCATTACCGACTGCCATTTTATCTCTCCTTAGTTTCTTTATTTGTTTTCATGTTATACATTGTTTTCATTATTATACTATAAGTAGATTTTCTTTGTTGAGTCAAACAAGTAATGCCCGTAAGGGTAGAAGGCATTTATGTAGCCAAGCAGTACAAAGTTCTCGTTATTACGGCTATTCTCTATTCTAAAGCGGATAGAAGTTGAATTGGTATTTACTACGATACGGCGGACTGTATCAGCTAGTGCTTCTTGCCCTTCAGCGTCTCCACCACCTGTACCTAACATAGCGTAACCTAGCATTGAATAACCCATACCATCATTGGTTGGATTACCTGCTATACCTGCTGTACCACCGAATAAGACATCCCCCTCTGTGTATACCTGTAAGTCTACCTGCCCACTAATGGTTCTGAATATTAGACCTATATCTACAAAGTACTTAGTTATATCTGGGTTTTTGAAGTCGAATACTTTGCTTAGTAAGTAAGATGTGATAGGAACCCCGTTGTCGGTATAGATACCTGGGGTAAACTTGTACACCTGCGTACCGTCTTGAGACAAGTAAAGTAAGTTCTGCTCGTTGTCTGAGTTTACAAACTTAGTAAAAGCGTCAGCTTCGGTACCTTGCCAGATGCTCCATGCTTGGAACTGTTTGTTATAAACCAGAGTCAAGTCAATCGTAGAGGTAGCTGTTGGGGCTGATAGGATGAACTGGTTATTAAAGTAGATACCGTTAGCTTTAGGGTAGTAAGTCTCGTTTATTGTGTTAGTAGTCGGCTCTATACGCTTAGATAGGATATTCGTTCTAATAGAGCTGAAGAAGTTAGGTTCGTTTCCTAGCACACGTACGCCCTCCCTAGAGAGGAAGTATAGGTCGTTCTCCACTGATACCACTGATGTAGCTGAAACGCATCCTGCGGCTCGTGTGACAGGCTGAAGCACTGGGTTGCCTGTGTCATCGAAGGTTAATTGGTAGATAGAGAATTGTTTGAATACTACTATAACGTCTTGGAACGTACCGAGACCTGTAATCTTATCTCCATCACCTGACTGTACATCTATAAAGTTAGCTGTTGTTCCTGAGAATACCGTTGCTCCAGGTACTTCTGTTGCGTTATTTAAAGTTGTAGCTGTACGGGTAAACTTAGAAGCATCTGCTAGCTCTGATATGTAGACTCGGTTAGGTTGCCCATCTACACCTGATGCTATGTGGTAGGACTGAGCAAAGATAGAAAACTTAGCTTTTGGCATTGTTCCTGGGCGGGATAGAACTGAACCTGTCCACTTAGCACCACCTTCAGTACCATTAAATATGAATAGTTCATTCCTAGCCTGTGTAAACCAAGTCTGTTTAGCTGCTGTGAAAGATACTGTGGCATCACTAGACCATGCACCGCCTGAACCATACTTGAAGGTCGTGCCATCTATAGTACATACCTGATTAACGGTTTCTGTTACAAATGAGCCTAGCCCCTTAGCTGCCGTTAGAGCGTCCCCAAAAGCTGTAAAGCCCATACGCTTTCTAGCTACACCGCCTTCGTCAAACTCAATGTTAAGTAGGTCTGCCCACTCTCGGTTATCTATAAGACTTGGTGAGCCAAGATTGTTTAACCCCTTATTCGGGTTGGTTACCACCTCACGAGAAATAGGACGAGCCGTGCGTCCTGGTATTGAGCCTACTTTACGAGTAGACATGTTAGCCGTCTCCTAGCCTATATCCATTGGCGTAGTATAATTTGCGGTTCTTTCTGAGAGGTCTGTTAACCTGGGTTGCTGCTATATTCTCGCCGAGTCGTTTCTGGAAGAGTGCTTCATCCTGTGCTATGTCAGCATCTGGGTTCTGCCCTAGCTTAACGTAACGTCTAGCACCTAGAGCTATTGTCATAATGTCAGTAAACGGTGTCCCTATAGAAGCATTTACTTCTGGTGGTACAGTCTGATAACGAGTAATGATGTAGTCGTAAGTGTTGTCTTTAGTGTTAAGGGTGAAGTCGTCAGTGTTATCGATAGGTGCTAACCAAAAGACATTATCTCCTGCTACAAACTTATCTTGGTCGGCTTGGTTAATCTCTCTAACATCTTTCTGGGTGTCTCCATCATAGAAGTAGGCTGTAACTTGGTGTTGCCAGTCTATATCACTAGACAGGGTAGCCGTGCCGTCCACGATTGCCAGCGTTGCAGTTGCTGAGGCAAAGGGGAATGGATAGGCACGGTAGATTTCCTCTAGTGTTCGTTGAATAAAATCTTTACGGTTCTCAGTGGCTGTTGAGGGGATTGTTCGTTCCCCCAGTAGGTAGGAGAGTGTTGTCATTATTTGTGTTTGTGTTACCATCTGTTAAATCCTTTGGGCGGTGCGATACTCAGGGAATACCTCCGCTACTTTTAGGTTTGTTTTTTTGGATGTTTCAGGGTCTTCTTGGAGCTTCGTAAACTCTGGGTCAATTAAATGTAACATCGCATACATATATTGTGGCATAGAATAGAGTCTTCTGGTAGAGCCTGATTTGCTTGAGCCTGTTACGGTTAACATATCAAATTCACGTTCTTGTCTAAGAGCATCACAGAACTCTTTGTCTACCTGTCTAAGCTCTGGTTTAACGGAGAATAAGAGCTCTTTGATAGCTCTCCAGCGTTGTGTAGGTGGTAAAGCCCGAATCTTCTCGACTTTCTTATCAAACTCTATTCTTGGGTCAAATGCTTCTTTATGGGCTTGGTTCACGCTTTGCTCCTTTCGTGTATACCCCTAGAGGGAGCGAACTCCCCCTTAGGCTATACAAGAGTTCTTAGAAGAATACTCGTCCCATAGCGTTAGCCTTTTCACCACGAGCTTCTAGTGTAAGCTCTGTGACGATTTCCTTAGACACTGCATCACCAGTTACGGCTAGGTCAGTAGTCTTTGGTTCACGACCAGCTAGGTAAGCTACAGCCCATGAGCCTTCGTTAAGTGCAAGCACATCGAAGCCAGGAGTTGCAGTAGTACCGTAGTCGCCAGATACTGTGACGTATCGGTGAGCAAACAGTTTTACCATTGAAGCTGCGTCAGACTGGTAAACATCTACTGAGTTTACGAGTCGTTTGTCATCAGCTTGTACGTTCTTAGTGTTTCCGGCTGTGAAGCTAGAGATACGTCGTTTACCCTTCATAGAAGTATAAACTGCATCAACTTGCTTGCCAGAACCGTTCCATACAGATTCAAACATGTCGTTAAGAACAGTTTCAGTTAAAGTCGCACCAGAATAGTTAGTACTGTTAGTAGTAATCCAGTTCTTGATACCCTTTAGCTGACGAGCTGAACCAGAGCCAGCGTTTGAAGCGACACCAGAAGCGATAGAGCCACGAACAAGAGCGTACTCAATGTCGTTTTTAAGAGCTTTTAGCTTCTTAGTGATTTCATAAGCCATTCTGTCGCCACCAACACGGTTAACCGCTTGTTCTGTGCCAGTTACGACAGCAGTTTTAGCGAAAATCTGTGTGATGTTCTGTTTGCGTGTTGGGTTGCTTGCACCATCAGTAGGAGCTGCACCACCTTCAAACTGTGCGTTTGCACCCACAGTTTCTAGTGTGTCTTCTACCCACTCGTGAAGAGTGTTAGTTGCAGTACTTCGTTGAAGTCCTGAGATTAGTTGCTGCTCAGTAGGGTCGATATTGACTACGATGTCAAGTAGGGACTCTCTACGAGCACCATCTGGGTAAGTAAAGTTTACGCCGTTAGTTGCCATTTTGTGTTTCTCCTTTTTGAGAATTATTGTTTGTTGTTTTAACCTATTCGGTTACTAGATTTTTCCTTGTGCCAACCATTCGCTGATTAGTTGTTCTTGGGCTACTCCATCGCCTCGGCTCATTCTCTCGATAAGGTCACTATCTTTTGTGCTTTCTACCTTATTAGAGGTTGCTGTTTGTAGTCCCGCTGACTTTTGCACTGTTTCAGAAACTTGTGCTTGCACTTTCCCCTGTTGCTGGTAAGACTTGAGTTTACCGACTACCTTGTCGGCTATCTTGCCTAGATTACCTGCACCGCCCTGTGCTACATCAGCTATACGCTGTGCATTGACCAGCTCTTTGAGTTCTGGGTCGTTGGCGATTTCAGGGTACTTAGTTTCAATAGCTCCCCATGCCTTAGCCTCTGCCTTTTCAAAAGCGAGTTCTTGCTTTACTTCTTGTAAAACACTCTGCCTAAAAGCGTTCGGGTCTATATACCCATCATCATCTGCCTGGACTTGTTGAACCTCTCGGTTTATATAGTCTGCTGTATTGATGTCTGCTGGGTCGTAAGCTGGTGCTACTGACTCTTGTACCTGCTCTTGTACTTGAGGTGTTTCAGCCTCTTGTTGTACCGGAGCTTCTTGTGAAGGTGCTTGTTCTACTGCTGGTTGCTCTTGTGGAGCTTCCTGTGGAACATCTTGTGTATCTGTAACTTGCGTATCATTTTGGTCTTGCATATTTTCCTTTCATTATAGTGAGCTTAATAGCCCTAGCTAGAGTTAGTAATGCTCATGTGTTTTGGTATAAATACCCCCCGTTTACAACCTCGGCATACCCACGCCTGGGAATCCCCGATGGTATCTGATTCGTCCTTTATGAAAAAGTGCTTACAGTCTGGGTCGTTGAGTGGCTCTTGTTTAGCCATGTCAACCACAATCGCATCATCATCGTTACCATTATTGCCTTTATTTTGGTTCATATTACCACTATTGTCAACACCATAACCGTAATCCATTATTCCTCCGACGTAGCTAGGTCTAGTTGGTCGTGTAGTCTGGCTAATGCTTCTTCGTTAGCTTCGGCTGAAAGTACTGCCCTGAGTCGTCTAAGCACATCTATCTTGCCCCTGAGTTCTATATATTCTTCGTGAGTCTTTCGAGTGTTAAGCATCTGGTTGGTGAAGTCAGTTACGAACTGGTCTATATATTCAAGTACTACTGAACCTTCTGGGCTTTCTACAAAGTGCTTCTTTTTGGAAGCCTTAGTGATTTCCTTCTCTAATCGTTCTACTACTTTCTGGCGTTCTGTCTTTACTTCATCCACTGTAGCCTCCCATTTCTGCACCCATTTGTCCTTGTGTTTCTGCTAGCATTGGGTTCTGGCCCTCTGGGGCTGAGGCTCCTGATAATGCCATCATCTTTTCCTCTTCTGTCGGTTCCATCGGTTCAGCTTCTGAGACCTCTTCTTTGCTAATAACAAACCTAGTAGGGTCTTTAACAGCGTAGTATTGTACGCTCTCATCTAGTATCTCAGCATAGTTGATAATTGGTATTTCGTCTTTAGTGCCTGTGACGTTAGCTTGTTCAATTGCCGCTTTCTGTATCATCATGGCCTGTGCTGTAAGAGCTTCTAGTGAACTTCGCTTCTCTTCCTTGGTCATAGGGGTAAGTGAGTCATCATCTATGGTAAGGCTTATATCACCCTCATAATCTGCTGGCAGTATTACGTCTGGCTTTTCTTTGCCTCTTTCGTAAGTTCTAATCTCTTCTGTCATATCTTGATACTGTTGTAAGTTGGATAACCATATCTTACCAATCTGTATCATTGACTGTTTAAAGTTATCCCGCATGTAGCCTATCTTTTCAGTGGCAGCTTCACTAATCATAGAGATGCCTTTAGCCGTACCAGCAGTTTTGTCTATACCACTATTAGGCACACCTGAGATGTACTGAGGGACCGTGGCATTCTCTACTGCCTTATCTATAACGCTCATTACCATTGAAAGTTGAGCTGGGTTTGGTTCTGGGAACTTAAAGGCTTCTGGCTTCTCGCCTGTATAGGTAATCTCTCCGCCTGGTTCGATAACGAAGTCTGAGGTTAACGTCCCATCTTCGTACATAATCATGCTGTCGATAGATAGATTCCAGTTGTCTAGGTAGTGGTTGAACAGGTCATTAGTAGCGTACTGTAGCGAGCTGTTATTCTCAAATAAGCTTTCACCCCAAGGAGAGTAGCTTTTCCTTCTAATGTAGAAAGGTTGGACTGTGAACTGATTGTGCCAGTATTTTACTCGTGGAGCATCTAGCTCAACCCAGCCCTTTTGATTCTTCCCCACACCGTATACCCCGCACTTAATACCCTCTGGCGTGCTCTCCTCTACCTCATAGATAGTAGCTGTTGGTACTGTTTCATCTGGGTCATCAGTTTTAACGGTATTAACAAGACGGTTGCGTGACTGGTTGTAGGTGTCGAAGTCCCCCTTTACCTGCTGGTTAATCAACTTGTCTACATTAGACAGCCTCTCATCTGCCTTGAGTTCGTCTAGTGGCTTAAAGTAGCGAGTGATAACATACTTTGCTTTGCCATAGTTAGTAGCGTTGTCCCCGATAAAGACGTTAAAGAAGTTGACTGGTTCAAAGGTGTTACTACCCTTTTTAATCTTCTTGACTATCTCTTTACTCATATCTTTGACGTTACCGTTTTCGTCATATTCTCTGCGGAACTTACGGTGTTCTTTGTAATCCCAACCAGCTTTTGCAAAACCTGTACCTGCTACAACTGAGTCAAGCATAGTGTCGAAGACTTTGAGTTTCATAGGCTCTTCTTGTCCATACTGGTACTCATAAGCTAATTTAGCGTCTAAGCGTTTCTGGCGTTCTCTAACATCTTTTGGCACTTCCATCTCACCAGACTCGCTAATCGATATTTCGTCGTTTATACGGGTCTTAAAATAGGGCAGTACACTTGATAGTCGAGCTATTAAGTCCCAGGCTTTGCTAGCCATTATAGGTACATATATTTTAGCTCTCCAAGGGGCTACGTTCTCGTTGCTCTGGATAGCGTACATAATGTCGTAGAACTTAGAGACCTTTTTAAATAAAGGCTGTTGGTGTTGTTCGCACCTCTCAAAGCGTTGCTTCCAAAGTAGAGCTCTTTCTTCGGCGGTGTTTTGTTTTTTTATGTCTTTATCTTTCATGTTATAATCCTTTGTTTATTGTATCACTAACTGAGCTTGTCTTTAATCAATAGATTAGGCAATTCGCTATCACCCAGTAGTTCGCCCATACTACCTGCTACAGCCGTTCCAGCAGAAGTAGGCACAGTCCACATGGTTGCATTAGTAGGGATAGTTGAGTCTGCGCCTTGCACCTGACCCTCGTCCCATACCCCAAAACGTGTGTTGTCTACTGAATTCCCACTCGGAACACCAGCGTCTACAGCCAGAACATAGAAGGCTTTTCTGTTTACAGTAATCCCATTTACTGAGGTCGTTCCTGAGGCTGCTGACCCACCGTATATCTCGTAGGAGTAGGAGGTGTTTGTTGTCGCTGGGGTAAAAGATACTGATAAAGTTTGAATGTTTGTGTTGCCAGAGGCTACCGAGGTATGAGTAGTGCCATCGTTATCCACTACTGAAAGAGTTGGTTTGGTGTGAGTTCCTGCATAGAAGTCTGCGTGAGGTATATACACCTTTGCTATAACGGTGATGTTCTTGCCCTGGGAGTTACCTGTTGTTTTTACGAAAGCTACGCCAGCAGCATCCCACTTTCTGTAACCAACTTGTAGTGTAGCCGTGTAGGACTCTAGGCGAATCGCTCCGTTGGTGTCGGTTGATGTAGCGTTCTGAACCAAAGTAGCATCGGTTGAAAGGATATTAGTATCAGGTAGCCCGTAGCCTGTGCGGTAAATAATACCTCTCTGGGTATAGTTTATATCCTTGTTTGCGACACCACCCTCTGTAACTGTCCAAATGTGTGAACCAGGTACGGTCAATTGCATACCTGCGGAATCTACCCCGTTAAACCCTATAGGGGCGGTTAGCTTAACGTCCTGGTAGGTGTCTGCTGATGGAACGACCCCGTTAGTTACAGCTAACACTGAGCCAAATGTATCACCCACCATGTTTATACGGGCGTTCGTTCCTGTCAGGGCAATAGGCGTGGTCATTCCGTCCCAGTAGTTGCCCGACCACTCGATAGCGTTAAAACAGCCGTTTAGGTTGAACGGTGGAGATGACGAGATAGTAAGGTTACGGTTGTTCTTAAATGTAAATCTGAGTGAGTTAAACGTGTTGAAGTTACACGCAACGATATAGTTATCTTCAAACGATATTGACGGAGTGCTATTGATACTGCCTGCCATACCAGCACTAAGGGCTAGTGTGTTACCGAAAATACAATTTTTAACTATAGCTCCACCATTTACTAAGGCACTACTTTGTGTGAGCGCAGCTAGGGGTGTACCGCCAACCATGTTTAAGTACTCGATAGTAAACAGCTCAGGATGGATGTATCCAGTAGCGATGAGTTGCGAAGCTACTACTTCAGCAGAACAATGAGAAATGAGCCTAGCAGAAGTATTGGCAGCATCATCCTGGGGTTGAGTAATTGAGGTATCTGTCATTAAGAACCTCATGTTACGAAGCCGTACACCTGATAAAGTAAAGTTACTCATCGGACCAATTGTGTAGTCAAGTTGTGAAGAATTCTCAATAACGAAGCCGTACTTATTGAGTCTGAATACGGGGTAGTTGGCGTACCTTACGCTAGCGTTTAAGGCTGCGGTGAATGGAACGGAAGTACCTGTAGCGTCTGAGGTGAGTGTTCTGATAACACCGTCTACGTTACCTGAAGCTGCGAAGGTGATGGAGTCACCGTTTAGCCAACCCGTAGATACATCAGTCACAACTGTGCTGGTAGATGAGTAGTTATTAGCGAGGAGTGCGCTCTCTACTGCTGGGATTTCCCCGTAGACAATAATACTGGCTTTCTTTTTTAAGGCAAAAGGACACATGAACCCTACTTGAGTTCCTAGTGTCGGAGCAGAAAAAGTTATCTTCCCTTGATTAGTAAGACTTATTGGTGAGCCTGATGAACCTGCTCTAAATCCACCGTGTGCGCCTATTAAGATACAGCCATCTACTGTGAGCGTTCGAGAGGCTGTACCATCCCAGACTAAGTTTCCTACATTAGCTACAGCTGGGTTTGTTGATGTGCACGCTACCATCGCTAAGCTTCGAGTTGAGTCACCCGTAGCAAGAGCTGCCGCTCGTACTGTTGCTGTAGCATCTAGTGTTAGAACATCTTTGGCAATAACACAATCGTTAGTCGTAAATGAAACGACATTATCACACCACGCTGCGTAAAAGGGGGCCGTACCGTTAGAGGTTGCAACACGCCAATCTACTGAACCAGAACCTTGTGTGATGTCTATAGTCCATACACCACCTGAAGTTGAGATTGCGTAAGGTGCAGAGAAGGTGAACGGTGTTATCCAAGTACCTGTAGCGTTAGCAACTGAGTTGGTTATCTGTGCTGCGGTGAGTGTAGCAGTAGCCCTAGACACACCCGACTGCCGAAGTGTAACTGTTACATCTCTATCAGGGGTAGTTGAAGAAGTCTGTGTTAAAGCGATGACCACACCGAGAGCGTTTCCTGTATTTGCATAAGTCAGTGAGATGGTTCGGGTAGAGGTGAGGACTAGCGTAGTAGTTGAAGCTTGACCTAGGTTGGCGGCTTCTACTCGATAAAACCCACTACCTGTTGAAAGGCTGGTTGCTCCGTTAGTGATTATAGTAGCCATTAAGCGTACCCTTCTATAACTTCGTCAATTGATTGTTCGTAGCCTTCTAGTGGGGTTTGCAGGTCAGCTACTAAAACAGTGTCGCCATCTGATAAGTCCCATATTACAAACTCGTCTTCAAATCTAAGATTTGTACTATGCATAAGTAAGTCCTTCTCTGTTATCCCATTCAACGTTAAAGTCATCTCTACCATTAGCCCATAGCTTTATAAGCCCAGTAGTTGAATCCAGTCTTTTAATTTGCCATGAACTAGCACTCTCTGCTGTTCCTATTACTGCGTTACCTATGTAGGTGTAGTTACTGTTTACAGAGTCTTCTGCTATTCTTGTGGTGTAGTTGGTAGTAGATGAACCCGTGTAGGGGAGTAGTGAATCTGTATTTGAGTCGTAAGTATAGAGGACTACTCGTTTAGCAGATAGTTCACCCTTAGACATGTGTTCGTCTCTGTCTAAGTAGTTGCTCTTCTCGCTAGTCTTGGGATTCGCCATGGAGTTCCATCTCCTCTTGTTCTAATAGTTTTTTTGTTGTTTGCTTTATGGTCGCATCATCTACATCTATGCCCATAGCTTTGAGGAAGGGTATTACGCCTATTGTATACTGTCTCTCGTGTTCCGTCCATGAGACTATAATCTTCATCGCTTTAATCTTTCGTAAGCTTCTTTTTGCTTCTTGGAGTTATTCATTTCTCGGATTATACGCACATAGTCAGCTAACTGCGAAAGTTTAGTTTGCCCTATCTCTGGCTGCACCATGTTCATATGGGCTGCTCTGATGGCTTTTAGTATGTCTCCTGTGTCCTCTGAGCCTTCTTGTGTCTTGTAGTAATCTATAATGTCTTTTAGTTGGGCTGAGGTTTTTTGGTCAAGCTCCTCTACGCCGTAATAGCGTTGTACCGCTTCAAAGTCTTTGTCCACCCCGTCTACTATTAGTTTTTTAGTATCGCCTACCGGCTCCTGTTCGGGAGCATCTTGTAACCCTGTGGCTATAGCTACTCTTACTTGTAGTGATTGGTTTAAATCGTCCATATTTACTTATACTGGCAGTTAATTAGCTCCGAGTATACTCCCATGCTTATTATACGCTCTTTGCCGACCTGCTTAGATAGCGAAGTGGCTTTTCTAGTATTACCGTACTTGTTGACTGCTTCGTAGTCTTCATCAGCTAAGGTATAGAGGCGTATATGGCACTTGTTACGTTCATCATCTTTACCAAAAGTTGGAGCTTCAAAGTCTGGGGTAGAAATGAGGACTGTACCGTCTTTAGTTTTTACCTTGTCCATCAACTCTATTATTAGCTTTGGGTCTTTGACATGTTCCATTAGTTCAAAGTTACATATTAGGTCAAAAGTCACTTTATTATCAACGTACCACCTAAGCCAATCCTCTATAGTCCCCTGTACAAACTTAGCTTTACCTTCTAGCTGGTAGTCTTTGACTCGTTTGTTAGCGAGGTCTATACCTTCTTGAGATAGGTCTACGCCTTCTACATACTCAACGGAGTCGCAATTTTCGAGTAGTGTAAGAGCAGCGTACCCTTCTAGGCAGCCTAAATCTAGTACTCTTTTGGCTTTTATCTCTCGTGCTACATCTAACGCCCAGTGTATTCTAGGGAACTTACGGTGGGCTTGGAACGCTACGGCATCTGGTACTGGTGAGAAAAGATGATGCTCATAGAATTCGTCATATTCTTCAAACTCAAAATCTGCTTCAGTTTTTCTCACTTATGACCTCCTCCCACTGTTTAGCTATGTTCTTCCAAGAATACTTTTTAGCGTCGGTGTTGTCTATCTTCTCATCGCTCTTTAACGATTTAACTACTGCGTCTACAAACTTGCTGCGAGAGTATTCATCCCAATAAATCTGGTCAGTTTCTATAACTGTAGCTGATGCTCCACCTGTTTCCTTTAATGCTGCTACATCTGTTATGACTGACTTGCAGCCAGCTAACTGAGCCTTTATTGCTGTGATACAGAATATTTCTTCAAACTCGGTAGGATAAGCCCATACTTTCGTTTCCTTCATCTTCTTCGCTAATTCCGTATGAGACACTCTACCGTGCTCTGTAACGCCTTGGTCTTTTAGTTTGGCGAGTTTACCCGTTATCTTGTTGTAAAGGGCATCTTCGCCCTCTGCTGCAAGCCAGGACTGCCATCCGTAATATATATCAAGTGTCGCTTCAGGAACTTGTTTCTTAATCTCTCCCCACATATCTAGTAGTGCATCTAGCCCCCTGTAGTATGCCGAGAAGTAGCCGACAGAATAGTCTTTCTTTTTTACTTCCCCTTTAAACTGGTCAAGCTCTACTCCGTTAGCGACAACACTAAAGTTTTCCACATCTGGGTAAAGGTCTTTGTGGTACTGGCTCTTGAACATATAGGTTGCGCTTCCCTGTGGTTTGACTATCTGCTTCGGTAGTTTATCGTGCATGTCTATAAGTATTCGGTTTGCACTAAACTGACTAGCAAATTGAGGGGCTCTCCATATTACGAGGGTGTCAAAGTGGTCTCTTTTATCAATATGTTGCCAAGGCCTCCAAGCTACCGCTTGATTGTTCTCTTTATCAACCCAATCGTCGTAAGGCTCTGGGACTTCCCCGAATACTGTGACACGATAACCAAGCTTGGCTAGCTCTCGGCTTAGGTAAACGACAGCTTCTTCACTACCACCCATACCTTTATCCAGTGTGTGAGCTCCCCATTCTTCGTAGCCTTTGCCACAGAAGAAGACTATTGAGCCTTCACTCCATGTTTCGGGCTCAGTAAACTGTTCTCGGTAAGCCCTGAACCGACTATCATACTTGATACTGTCGTGTAAGCCTTCCCATAATATAGCGGGGTTTTTGTAGTGTTTAAACAGAGCGGGGAGTATATCTTTCATCCGTTCTATACTGGCTTGGTTTTCAAACTCTGGGACTAGTTCTGACACATCGATTACTGTTACTTTTCTCAGTAGTTCTAATGCTTCTCGATAGTTACCAAGCTCGTATTCACATACAGCCCCAGTAAGGATAGAACGATTGTTGCTAGTAGGGTCGTATATTGACATATTTTCTGGGACTTTTTTTTGTATCGCTACTTTTACCCACTCAAGAGCTTGCTTGTAATTATTCTGTTTGAACTCGTACTGAGCAACTGCGTGATAAGCCATTGGTAGTTCTGGCATATATCCGATAGCCTCAAGTGCAAACCGACCTGCTGCATCAAAGTCTTTTTTATGATAATAACACTCACTAATCTTGACTAAGCTACGATATATTTCTTCATCCCAACCGCCAACTTTTATGTACTCGTTGAATAGCTCTATAGCTTCGTCATACTTCTTCATAGTGTAGAAAGATATACCGAGATAATGGATGTAACGGGGGTCTTTTGTTTCTTTGTAGGCTTCTAGCAAGATGCTGTGGTTTCGTTGTTGTGATTCGCTTTCGTGGGTTGATAAGTGCACTACAGGGACTTCCACCATCTTCCTATTAAATGCTCCGTCTGGGATGAGAGTTTCGTGTACCCAGCCCTTCCAAGACCAGCCGACGCTTCGTTTAACTAGCCGTTCTCTCCAGTGAGACACGATAACATTGCCCTGCTTATCGTGAGCGTAGTGGTAAGGTAGGTAAACTACATCGTAATCTTCCATTAAAGCTATCAGCTCTGGCATAACAGTGAAGTCAAAAGCATCGTCAGCATCTAGCCACATAGAGTAGTCGTGCTTCTTGCCTAAGTCCCAGTTGTGGTTACGGGCATCATCGAATCTACCATTCCATGGGCGGTAGTCGAAGTGTGTTTTCTCTCCTCTGCCTTCCCATTTAGTGAATCGCTTGTAGGCATCTTTATCTGATACTGTAATGTAGATAGCATCAAAGTACGGATAGGCTTTTTTTACGAGGTCTTTTACTGCATCAACTTCGTCTTTTACTATTAGTTGTAAGCTACTTGTCATTGTTTAACTCCCTTAATTTAGCGAACATAAAACGAACAGATTTATAATATTGTGGTGCTGGGACTGAGCCTTCCCCGTGATAGTACTCTGTCTCCAGCTCTTTAGTATTGTCTTTTTCTACAAACACATATACCTTTCTCCTGACATCATTAGGGTCATCCCTAAGAGTAACAAGTATATGTTTGTGATAGTGGAGATACGCCGCAAACGGAGTATCAGAAGTTTTATAAGGGATGTGTTCTTCCATTTTATTCCTTTCTCAGGAGAGGAGACGACCAGTCACAGGGTCGTAACTCTTTTTTCTTTTAACTCTGTTTTTGTTATAAACAGGGGCGGGTTTTTCAGTTTGATACATTTGCCAGACTCCAGCTAGTGACATCACTAGGTCGTCGTGGGCGTTCTTCTCAGCTTGAGCTCTCCAGCTACTTGTGGTTTGTACTTCAATAAAGCTGAACATCTCGTTAATAGTCGGTCTATCGTAGATGGTAATGAGTTGTTGGTCTACGGCTTCCTTAATCATACCGAGCATCGCTGGTCGGGTAGCAGAGTTCGTGTCCCAACCGAGCTTAGGGGAGTCTTTGTCAGAGTATTTAGTCCCCTGATTGAGCTTAGTGCGGTAAATAGTATACTTTTGGTTACGATTTAGGCTTGCCATTCTATCCATTTCAAAGAATCCGCCATTATTTCGCTCGTAAGCTACTACTGGTTTTACCCCTGTTATATCGTATATTTCCTCTAATTTAGCGTGTATTTTAGGTGTCATTTCAGTGGCAATTACTTTGGAGTGGTAGACAAGTGGAATATCTAGCCTAGATTTGCTCATAAAGTGGGCAGCACAGAAATCTCCGCCCCCTGCGGCTGTATCGGCAAAGCAAACTACAAACTCGCCCTTCTCGAAATCTCGGTACTTTCTAAAGCCAGCTACTGTCTTAACCTCTTCGGTGGTGTCGAGGTATTTTTTAAGAGCCTGTCTATCGAAAAACAGGTTACCGCTGGCGATAAACGCTAGTTCGGGTGTCATTGGAAATTCCTGCTCGAATAGATTGCCTAGCTCTTGTTTCTTTCTGGCTAAGAAAGCTTCGTCATACTCCCAAGTAGGGTCGTAGAATAGTGCTTTGTAGCCACGAGCCCCAGCTGAGGCTTCATCCCAGAAGGTTTTAAAGCCGTTGTAGCCGTTTGCGGTAGTTTCTAGGGTAATTATGGCTTTATTAACTACAGCCTCTCCTACGCCCGCCAGAAGCTGGTCTAGGTGGTCTGCTAGTGATACCTCAGTTAAGTGGAGAAAGGTAATATCATCACCTCGTCCGAAACCCTGAGACTTAGCTGTACCAACACGAAGAGCGTTTATAAAGTTAGAGCCATCATCGTTGATACCCTCCCATACCATCTCGTTTTTTGAGTTGTACTTAAGGGGGATAGTTTTATCGTTCTTTCGTTCGTAGGATTTAAGAAAGTGTTTAGCTCGGTCTAGCTGTTTAGAAGAAGCTTCTCTGTCAAATGACATCGAAACACAGCGTTCGTTTCTACCAAATATGAACTTGACACAGGCTACAGCTAGTAGAACGGATGAAAACCCCATCTTACGGGCTTTTAGAATTACGTTACGTTCGGTTAAGTTCTCTAGGAAGTCTTGCTGTGCTTTATTGAGTATAAAGGGGACTTCCTTCTGGTTCTTGTCGATAATAGTAAAATTCTCTTCAATAGCTTTTTTATAGCCCTGGTAATTAAACTCGAACTTAGACATCGTTCTTTACTCTTTCGTAGTAAACGCCGTCTTCTGTTACGAATAGGTCGAGCTTAGTAACGACAACAAGTAATTCGTTATAAGCGTAGATGTCTACAATGGGAGAGCCCCACTTAGGATATTTTTTTGCTAGCCTTTTGGCTTGGTAGTTTTTGAGTAACTTCATTCTGTCCTCCATTTTGTTCATTTTGTTTTGCTAATCGTTCTTTCTCGGCTTCAGCTTCAATACGCTCTTTCTCTTCCCACTCCTCAGCTAACTGTTGTAGTACCTTGTTAATGAAATCTGATTTACCTGGTATCTTCCCCCAGGTGCCCATGTTTTCTTTTTGGATGTAGATAGTTGCGTTAGGCATTATGAGTATAAGTATACACATACAAAACAGCCGAGTAAAGGGCACTGTATGTATACCTATAAGCAGAGTCTGCACGGCCTATATTGCTAATGCGAGTAGGGGGGTGTAATATTAAATAGACAGGAAAAACCCCTGCCCAAACATCAAAATATTTCCACCCTTTGAAGAGCCCGACGCAACTCGCAGCAGGGCTCTTTTTTTGTATAGCGTAAAAGAGAAAGACCCTACCGCTATGGGTGGGGTCTTGTACTTTCGCAAGTATACCTATATACTAGCACTATCATATTACTTTCGCAAGTACTATGATTCGTACATATAGCAGACATGGGAGAGCCAACATCTCCGACGGGGAAGCTTAGGGGAAGAACCTAGAAGAAGCCGTAAACGCCAAGTACGATGGAAAGTTGGAACATGAGCCTGACTGGAGGCGAAGAGAAATCCAGTCCACGGTAAGAGAACCTTAACAACTAGCCACTCTCCAAGACAACTCCTACGAGCGTAGGGGGTGTCTGAGCGATAGCGAATGTCTTAGAGCCATTACCTTCCGTTTCACTACAGGTAACACTCAAGCAAAGCTTTCGTGCTGGTATATATCCTGTTTAATAAACTCTTATTGTTGATAGGACTGTTTACATCCGATGGGGAGAGTAGTTAGTTATAAGTTATAAGTTCTCTTCTTATTATGGTAAGGGAAGAAAGGGTATTATGTCAAGAGGGAAAAAATTATTATGAAACTAAAGTACAAATTCAATAAGGTAAAACGTAGGATAGAGCTAGGTGTGGATAAACCAGGAGACCAAGAACTCCTACTAGAGATGGGAACTAAGCTAGGTTATAAACCACAGTACCTACAAATAAAAAAGAAATGACATAGATAGCATAAGTAGTATATAAAAATACCACAAAAAATTATTCTTGAATGGAGGAGCCCTTTATATATATTTTATATATACACACTACTTCACATCAGATTTGCCCCTAGGGGGGTGTATCAGAACCACAGAACTAGCCCATAACAATACACCATATATAGCGTGGTAGGTTACTACTCCATTAACTGTATATATAACACCACCTGTTAACAGAGGTAGTGCAGTCCTATGTCGCACAATATGTATTTGACGACTAAGGCTATTAGCAAGCTAGATGACTGTATATACCTTATTACTATTTAAACCGCTTAGAACGGCTTACAAACAGAGTTATTGTATAGTATATGTAAACCCGTGATTTAGCTATACCTCTAACAGTAGTACTTGACAGATTGAGGCAGTAACTAAGCTAACAGTAGTAGCCTGTTTAAACTATAGTCCGTACTCTTTACCTTTATCTGTAGCATGTTGCGTAAAGTTATAGTTAATATTAGTACTTTTTTGCACTGCTTTACCTTGTACTTGCTCAATAGTTTTCCATATATTAGTTGTAGCAACCATCTCATTATCAGATTGAATTAACTCTTCAACCCTATTAACTGCTTTACTAGCTAACTTCTCCAACTTATTCTTCTGATACTCTATGTGATTAACGACAATATCATTGTTTAACAGCCTAGTAGCTTTTACACTAGCACTACCTTTAGTCAAATGA